TCCACCGTTTATACCATTACCATCTTGAAGAGTCCAACCAGCACCTATTGATGTTGCAGTTGTATTTCCAGTTGGGTTATAGTTAAGTGTAATGTTAGGGTCTTCTACATATAATTCACTAGTGAATGCTGAAACTGAAGGACCAAATACTGTTAATGAACCTTGTATGATAGTATTACCATCAACATTTAAACCACCAGTACCAACATTTACGGTACCATCTGAAGGCACACTAAATGTATTTGTTCCAGCATCATATGTAAATCCAGCTTCGTCTGTTAATAAACCACCAGTACCAACATAAACAACACGACCAGCAGTTAAATTACTTACTGTTAAACCAGAAACAGCACTTATTTGAGCCGTTAAATCTGGTTGACCTTGTGTTTGTTTAATTGTGAAAATATTTGTTGTTGGTGAATGTGTAAATCCACTAACATATGTGTCATTAGTTGTTAAACCAGTAACCGTAACCGAAGTATTATTGTTATTGTTTAATGTGATTGAACCAGCATTATAAGTACCACCAGTTAAAAATACGTCAGTTAAACCGTTGATTGTTACATCTGATGCATTTTTTCTACCTAACACTATTGAACCGTTAGGTCCAGTGTAAGATATAGTACCACCAGTTACATAGATATCATTTGTTGATGAATAACCAGTTAATGTGCTATAATTTACTATATCATTTGGGTTAGAAGCAGCTGTTGTAATACTACCACTAGTTGCTGATAAAATACTAGATGCTATAGTACCAGTAGATGTTAAACCAGTAACCGTATTGAATAATACATTAAATGTACCACCAGTATTATTCGTAAATGTAAATGTGTTATCAGAATATGTAGCACCAGTCACCCTTACATCAGTAGGTAAATTTTGATAAGTTGTTGCTGAAATAGTTGCCACATTTAACGTACCGTTTACTGTTAAACCAGTCATAGTATTTATAGTAGCAGTTAAATCAGTTTGACCTTGGTTTTGTTTAATTGTTAATAGGTTATTATTATAAGTAAACCCAGTTACATAAGTATCAACACCAACTATTGCGGCTATATCAGCTAACACAAAACCATTAGTTGTACCAGATAAGAATTTACCAGCCAAGTTAGTTACACCACTATATGACGTAATTTGATTTCTAATTTTTAAATTATATAGATTAGAACCTACTTCAAAGAAATTACCATTAGGTCCAGCACCAGCTGGTACCCAATCATTTGCTCCACTGGTAACACCAGAGAACATCATAATACCAGCAGCTGTGTTTACTATTGGTTCACCAGCATACAACGTAGCACCAGAAAACGGTGCCGCTGAATTTGCATTATTTTTTAGAATAAATCTAGTACTTCTATTTGCCATTTTTTATGTTTTTATATAAATATCTTATTTTGATTAAAAGTTAAAAACTACCACCCAATAATGTATCATCTTGTATTATTGAATTATTAGCTGTTATTTGTCTTAAATTACCTTGTGAATCATCCCCCAAATCCAACGTTGGTGTTGTGACTTTTATCGTTGATGACCAAACTGATGATGTTCCACTTACGGTGTTTATATTTCTAAATCTTTTTACTGATGTACCAACATCTATTGTAGCGTCCAAATCTGGAACAAGATTTGTATTAAATTCAGTTATACCACTATATAAATTAATTTGTGAATAACTACTACATGATATAACTGAATTAGTAAAAACAGATGTACACGCAGAAATTATCGTTGAACCACTTAAATTTTCTGGTTCAATGATAAATGTTTCGTTTATATCCGAATGGTATAGTGGTCTGTAATTAATTGCCATTTTATTTATGTTGTACTTCCAATTATTTTAAATTCTCCTAACGCAAATGCGCTTTTATAAACCTTAATTGTTACATTATCATTTGCATTTACTAATATAGGTGTACTCATGACTGTACCGTCAAATACACCAACACCGTTAACACTTATAACTATTCTGGTTATATTACTAATTTCAACTATTTGCGTAAAACTAATAGCGTAAGGACATAAAAAAGTAAAAGACGTTGCACCTCCAGGTTTAAACACAAATGCATATGTTACAGTATTTTTAACTTTTGTAGGTTCAAATACAATATCACCATCTCTAAATATTTTTCTATCTTCCACTTCTAGTGAAACAATACTTCTATTTATCGTAGGTATTATCTCAAAATCAGCTTCATCCAAAATATAACCTAAAAGTTTCATTTCAAACATTTGAACATAAAATCTTCTATTCTCAAAATCATCTATATTACTTTCGTCACCAATAGATTCTAAATGCAAAGGCATTGGATGACCATTTACGCTGATATAACATTGTCTAGATTGAAAAGCTCTTTGAACCAATCTGTTAAATTGATTTAAATCTTTCATTCTGTTCGTAAATAATCTCACCTCATATGTCAAATCGACAGATGTTGGTTGTGGTATCTTATATAAATCAACACCCCTTCTAACACCATCCCAAGTAGGTACTTTCATATAAGTATATGTTCTACTTACTGGAATATTCCATAAACCAGCTTGATTTTGACCTTGTTGAATATCTGGTTTTCTTACAACCGTGATAAAAGGTAATTCGATATTTTTAAATTTATCTGAAAATTGCCATGTTTTACTAAACTCTGTCCATCTTTGGATAGTTAAAAATATCACTGGAACTTTTACTCCGTCAATACTTAAACTCATTCTTTTATCAGATGTTAAGAACTCAACAAAAGTTTGGTCCATATCTTCTTCTAACACACCTCTAGGTAAAAAGGTGCCTCTATCAGATATATCATCTAATATTTCTTGTCTTCTCTCTGGACCAATTTTACCTGGATGTATGTTAATATTGGTCATATATCCTTTTTGCATTCCCATACTCTAATTACATTCCTCTAAATTCACTAGCGTCAATAGATGCGCAAACAACTGTTCTAAATGCACCTTTATACCCCATTATTGTGTGTTCGTTATCATAATTTTTAACACCATCATTAACAACACTAAAATATCTTATTTCTGTTTCAGTTACTGGATACCCAATGTAGTCACCATAACTAATATCAGTTTTTAATTCTTTTAATTGATTATCATAGATACCGAAAGTAAATTGACCATCTTGTAAATATCTAAGAATACCATTTGAATTATATGTTTTATTTTCAGCTTTTGCCATTATAGGTATTATCTTTAATTCAACTGGTGGATAATATTTTATACCGTCTTTAGGTGCTTCTCCGTATAAATTATCGGATGCACTGTTCTCTCTATCAACACGATATAAAATAATAGTAAAATTACCATCACCTTCAATAGCTTCTCTACCCATAGAGATTTCTAATCCAAAATCTTCTTCGGAAAAAAACTTATTTATACGTGTTATTGGGGTTATTTTTTTGTTATCCATTTGTTTTTATTTATAAATATTTATCTTTTGAATATTAATACGTTTAGACTTGATTTTTATTTAAAAAAATATTATATTTACATATAATAACATAGATTTAAAAGAATGCTATTTGATTAATTTAGACGACATAAGAGGACGTTCAGCTATAAGTCTGTTAGAAAGCTATGAAGGTATTAACCCATATCTTAAAAGACTTAAACATGAATATTTAAAGAACAAGAAATTAGCTCTGACTGATAACCAATCAAAATATATATTGGATAATCACGATAGAGAACCATTATACATAAATAGAGTAGTAGAAATAACAGCATATTTAGGTGAAGAATTAAAGAAATTAGATGATTTGTCATTTACACCAGAAAAAGTACTTATTGAATTTATTCTGGCTGAAACTGAAAAAAGTTACCATATTTACGGGAAACTTAAACAAAATCAAAAAGAATCTAGGATGTATTGGTTACCAAAAACACAAGTAACTGATGACCCTTATTTTGAACCAATAAATGTTGATGTAGATTTCACAAAATATAATGAGATTTTAAGTAAGTATGGAAAAAGCTTATATAAACACCAAGAAGAAGGTATTAAATTTTTATTATCTAGAAATGGTTGTATATTAGCTGATGATATGGGTTTAGGTAAATCTATGCAATCAATCATTGCTGCTTTGGAAAGTGGAGCGGAAAAGATTTTAATTGTTACCACTTCATCAACCAAAATAAATTGGGAACGTGAAATAAATGTATTCTGTAGTGATACCACAATAATTGACGGTAAAAAATGGGATACTAGTAAATTCACTATTATAAACTTCGACATACTTAAAAACTTTCATAGTTTACCATCAGCTAAAAAATTAAAAGAAGGTGAAAAAGAACCTATAATGATTAGAGATATGGTTAATTCTAAGTTTGATTTATGTATTGTCGATGAAGCACATAACTTAAAAAACAATGACAGTATTCGAGGTAAAATTATGGTTGAATTATGCGTCAAATTCAATATACCAAAAGTATGGTTACTTACTGGTACTCCAGTCGCAAATAGACCTATGGACTTTTTTAATCTTTTAAAGATTATTAAGTCTCTATTGCAGAAAATTGGAAGCACTATGCAGTAAGATACTGTGAAGGTAGAAAGTTCTTTAGAACGCTTAAAAATGGTCAAAGAAAACAAATATGGTTAACTGACGGTGCATCAAATTTAGAAGAATTAGCAAACAAAACAAAAAACATTTTGTTAAGACGTTTAAAGACAGATGCTGTTGATATGCCAGACAAAATTGTTACACCAATGTATCATCAATTAGATAAACAAGGTTGGAAACATTATGACCAACTTTGGGATGAATATGTTGAAATGAAAAAACAATTAGGTAAGAAAACTAGTGAAACACAAAAAGATTTGGTTGAACTTATCTTATTAAGACAATTTATTGCAAATGAAGCAATTCCTTATACGATAGAAATGGTTGAAAATGCTATTGAAATGGGAAGGAAAGTCATAATATTCACTTCATTTACTGATGAATTGGAAACGATTGCAAATCATTTTGGTAAAATCGCTGTTAAACATAACGGCCCAATGTCAACAATTAAAAAACAAGCGGCTGTTGACCAATTCCAAAACAATGACAAAATAAAAGTTTTTGTTGGAAATATTAAAAGTGCTGGTGTTGGTATTACACTTACTGAAGCAACCGTTGTTATTTTTAATTCGTTTGATTGGGTAACTGGTAATAATGAGCAAGCTGAGGATAGAGCATATCGTATAGGTCAAAATAATGATGTTAACGTTTA